CACATAGTCTTCTGTGATGACAGGAGCTATCTTAGATTCTTTTACGTGTTCTTTGAGTATCGAAGTTACTTTTGGTACATCTTCTATGTTCATCTTTCTCCATACATGTTTACATGGACCTCGAATTTCGTAAAACTTTTCACGGAGTCGATTTGTTTGGTGGAATCCAGTCTTTACGAGATGTTTCACATCTAAGAACCTATGCCAATAACATGATTTAGTGATGGGTGTAGGAATCTTTGTCACGGCTGTATAAATAGCCTGCCAAATACCTCTCTTATTCGCTCGACGCTTAATTTCGGTTATGAGAAGTGGTGCGAGTCTTGATGAGCGATACGACGGGTGTACACATAGGTAATCAATTTGGGTCATTTTATGTTCCTCACCTTCTACATTCACATCCAAAGGTGTACTGGCTATGTACCCCACCAACTCTTTTGTGTCGATATTTCGAATACAAATACTATCGTCTATAGACCATTTAAGACCTTCAACTGTGTATGCCAATTTAAACTGTCCGTGTACGACGTAGTATTCTCTCAAAAAATCACAAGCTTCTTTCATACTACACGAAGACCATACAAGTCCTTCTGGAAGTTTTGTTGTTTTTTTTGTGACATCACGAGACTCGTCTATTTCACCGGGTTCTGTACCTTCGCGGGGTACGGGTTGTTTATCCCAGTATTCATGCATTTTATAGATAGTGGCTTAAAGTTTTAAGCCTATGTATAAATATAATGTCTCTTGAACAAGATTATACCACTGTACCTGGTCAAATCTACGCGTGTCTCTCTATTGTGGGTCCAGATGCACCCCAAAAGAATGATAAATTTGGTATCAAGATTCGTGGTGCTTTTGCCAATCGTGACGAGGCTGCTAATCACGCCAAGCGTCTCCAAAAGGAGGATCCCACGTTTGACATCTACGTCGTAGATATGTATAAGTGGCTTCTTATTCCCCCCGATTCTGCAAAGATTGAGGATGTTCATTATACGAACGAGAAGCTAGAGGAAATCATGTCTGGATACAAGGAGAACCAGGCTCAGGCTGCTCGTATGTTCCAGGAACGTAAGCAGGGTATGATGGATACAAAGACTGGATATACACCTGGTGATGAGAACTCGAAGTTTTACACCAAGCCTGACGAGGCGCCAATTTCTCACCCTGCTGAGGTTCTTGAGCGACTTAAGAAGGAGAAGCCCGGTACTTCTATGGAGGAGCTGGTTAAGGAGGCTGACGAAATTGTCAATGAAGAGATGAAGGAGCGACAGAGGAAGCGCGAGGAGGACGCCAAGTCGACTGAGGCGAAAGTAGAGGATACGAAGGAAGACGGTGAGCCAGAGGTTTCATCCGCGTAAATAATATTCATATACAATAAACAAAATGATTAGGATTATCATCACGATACTCCTAGTCGGAGCTTTCTTTATTTTGTTTTTTAAACCAAAATACGATTTAAAAAACAAAACAGTTTCTGAACCATCTACTACGAAAGGGTTCGTCGAAGATACATACAGGGGTCCGATTACGGATAGGTTTATACCCCCCAAATATGGTGATATTGGAACATTTGTTGCTTACTCTGGTGTTCCAGAGGAACACTGGTTAAATGGATTTCCACAGGATTCAACAACACCTGAAAGTTATGAAGATTCTGATACTAAACTGTCGAGACGTATACGTGACTTAAGTGTATCGTAAGATAACGGGTTGCATAGTCTTACCCATGAAAAATCCTAAAAGAAAAACAGCAAACGCGATTATCCACGTAGATTTATCAATGTTCGTGAATATATCGATTTTTGCATTTTGCTGAGGTGGAGGTGGATAGTTCATTTCACTCGGATGGAAATAATACGGCTGGTCTTCAACTATCTCCTGCTTTTCTTGTTCAATTTCTTGATTTAAGGGGTCTATAGTGGGGTTGTACTCAATAGGATTACCAATATCAGTTTCCATTTCTAATATAGAATTTGTTTTTTTTAAGCTGATTCTTCCTCACTCTCACTCTCATCATCTACCACGAAATCCTTGAGATTACCATTTTCATCAGCGTCTTCATCATAACCATCATCACTACCTTCTTCTGAATTATATTCATCTTCAGTATCAATTACTGAATCATCTTCAAAATCTTCATGATCATCTGTAGCATAATCGTCATCTAGGACAGTTTCTACTGGTATATAAAGAACGGGCTTCTTTATAACCCTACCAAAGCGAGAACGAGTCATTTATACTTTAAGCACTGTTCTGTTTAAGTATCTTTAGGGTGAAGTTTACCGGTTATTTTAGGGAGTAAGATGTGAGTTCTTCCATTATTTTTCTTACATATTGGACATTTTTGTTTTATTTTGTTTTTAGTGATGATGTACGACATAGTTTTATTCTCGTGTACACCGGAAATAGTTTCACAATAATTAGAGGTGGTTAACACTAGAAAATTATTTTTATTTCGAGTTACATTAACTACACGTGTATCATCACTACATTTCATATTCTTATTAATGAAGTTTTCAAGATCTGGTTTTACGTCCATCTGTTTAATCACTGGCTTTTCTATATTTTTTTTGATTTCGGGACACTTTGATAGTGTTTCTTTTTTGGGGTACAGTTTATTAATAATGTCATTTGTTAATTTATGTCTTCTACCACAAAAGTGTTCACAAAAACCGTCGCGTCTTCCCCTGATTGTTTCATGCCGGCTGAAACATTTTTGGAGAATAAACTGCCCACTTATGATGAACCACACATGATTCGATCCATGATTTCTTTTTACGTTTTCACAATATCTAGAATTTGTCGCTGCGAAATATGTTTCTTTGTTTTTGAATAGTTTAGTGATGTATGCACTTCCCTGACCCTCCATATTTTTTCGAATAAATGTTTCTATATTATTTTTCAATTCTTCATCATAGATTTCATTATTCATCTGATCATCCGAAAAAGAATCTTCCTTGACTCGTATAGACACTGAAGGTGATTCAACTGAAACTGTGTTAGGTGCGTCAGTTCTAACAGCTGACATTTTAAGAATTTCAACTGACGGTTCTTGACTTATTCTCACAAGAGAAGCTACGTAGCCAACCCTATAAATAAAAACTGGGAGATAAGCCAACTGATCAACCCTACCATGTTCACAATCCTTACACCCCCGACCCCCACACGCTTCATGTTTTGCTCGTTTGTATGACCACGGCATCCTAAACCCACTTCCTTTAGTCTTCCTACGCGTGTCACCATATACCGATGAATCGATAATTTCATTCCAATCCATATCACCTTTAAATTTAGAAAGAGACACTAGAATATGTTCACGAAGTGCTACAGCTGAACTCTGATCAACCACAAAATTAGGCCAATTGAGATGTACACCTGTTTTCATTAGTTCTCCAGACACCTTTGGTGGCGATACGGAAACGAGACATTCCTTACCACCATGAAATTTAACAGTTTCACAAATATTTTTAGAGATGTCGTGTATATCGTCAATACCTAGGGGATCGACATCTTTATAGTCGATATCAACGAAAAAGTTATAGGTCTCACTCTTTTGCTCGACGACGTAAATCCTCTCACCAGATTTTACAGACTCTATATACTTATCGTAAAATTCATTCAATCTATCAAATGGCACTGAGAGTTTACCCCCGTCCATGAGCACATGTGATAGATTGGTAGCATTATTGAATTTTTGGGAAGTGTACCAATTCTTAAACATACCTTATTATTGTTCTTCATCTCTAAACCACTTCATACATGATACGTCCTGATACTCCTTTGTTTTAGAAAGTTCCTTCTTAAAGGTTAACAATTCATATACTGTTTTTTCTTCATTTTGTTTGAGCCATTCCTGAATTTCCTCTTCACACATACCTCTGTTCTTCTCTAACAGTTCACTTATCTGTCTTAAAATAAAAGCCTTGGACTTCATTATTTAATAGAGAAGGTTTTTCTGTTATGAGAACTTATGCACGCATAAAATTTAGGATTTTTTATCACATTATCTATGATGAGTTTCCAACGTTTACGTGAGTTGAATTCTTCGAGTGTATCATAACTCATATAATCGTTTTCGTCGTGTGTTTTGCGTATGGGTTGATTGTTCATCTTTTTAATTTGTGTCTTGTGTTTTTCTTCATAGAATCTTCGTAGTTGGGTTTGTTGTTCTGATCGGTTATAGTTAACGAAAAATATGTATACATTATATTCCAGGTCTACCGTTGGACTTTCTTTGTGTATAAATTTAAATTCAGTGTATTCACCATTCTTGAGGGAGACAACTCCACGTGTTTCTTCTTCCAATTCTCGTAGTGCACATCGTAAAGGATTGAATATTTCTCTTCGTCTACACCCCCCTGTGACAAAAATCCAATCCTTGAAGCGCCAATCTCTCACTGTGAGAAACCGAGGTTTCCCGTCGATAAAGCTAACCGGTATTGCAATCGCCTTGTACTTCTTCATTGCGCATTCGCAAGTTATAATAAGGCGATATGTTTATTCGTCCTCCTTTACATCACTTTTCTTGGGTTCCTCTTCTGTCTCAGGAACAGAGGGTTCCTCGGGAGGCGCGCTGAGGTGCCTGACGACCTGGGCTGAAAAATTCTTAAATCCATCAATATCCTTTTTAGTCTTGTTTAACTCTTTAAAGAGGAAAACGAGTGCTACGGCGCATACGATGGTGGCGACAATCAAAAGAGTGTCTTTCGTAACGGGAATCATTTATAAATAAAAATAACATCTTCTTTTTAAGTATTCTACATCACGACACCCATTTTGGTTTTACCGGGTGTGGGACACTCGTATGGTGTCTGAGCGAATTGGACGGCTTCGTAATGCGCATTTTCACATGTCTTCTGTGTGGTTGGCGTTGTGGGCTGACCGACAAAGGTTTCAAGTGTCCTGGATTTAGGATCGTACGTCAATACAAAAACGATGGAGAGAAGAAAAACAATTTTCCAAAGCATCTTTTACTAATTAGTTAGAATATAATAGACCACCCATGCCATTCTCAATGCGGAGAACATTGTAATTCATGGCATAAATATCCTTATTTACCGACCGAGTATCGTTAATGATACGGGCCGAATCGAGGCGAGAAAAGTTGAGGGTACCGGTGGGCTGCAGCTTACCAGTCTCGAGGCAGAAAGGGTACGTGAAGAGCTTGGTGGCGGGAGTAGAGTTACCATGGGAGGTGTGGTAATAGAGAGGAACCGAACTGTAGTTAGGGTTGGCGAATTTGAAGTCGGAAACATCAGTACCGTTAATTTGGAGCTTGAGCTTATTGTCATCATTGAGGATCTCGAGAGCAGAGCCATCCGCTGAAGCAAGGTACTTGACTGGGTGGTTGAAGTTCAGCTCCTGCATCTTGGAACCGGAAGATACCGCCTTCTGGACCTGGGTGATGAGCATGTTAAGAGGTTCAGCGGCGAACATTTCGCGCTCCTGGGTATCGAGGTAGGCGTAGTTCGCGTAGACATCCCATTTAGAAGCAGCGGCCGCGGCACCCCAAGTGATGCGAAGCTCCACATCATGATATTGGAGGGCAATGAGAGGAAGGGCGGTCTGCCAGTTCTCACAGAAAGCAAACCTGAGAGGGTAGAAGCGCTCGTTGGTGGAGCCACCATAGAGATCACCGGCAACCGACTTGGAAGAGGAGGTTGCGGAGAGGGTGGGTGCGATGAGGGTAGAGTAGGTAGAATCCTGTTCATCAATAACCTGACCTCCCACCATGAGTTCAACCTTGGAAATTACAGTAGTCCAGTCAGCGATAGTATTACTCTTGAGACCGGTGTTTGGGGCGAGGTAGACATAGTTGAGCATGTCACCCTTGCGCTCGAAGCGGACGGTGGACATACCACCATTCGAGACGTTGCCTTGAATGACTTGACGCTCGACAGTTTGGGAAAAATTTGTATGACGTTTGTAGGTGGACCTAAAGAAAGACACCTCGGGCTGACCGACGAGGTGCACATCCTGGGCTCCGACGGCTACGAGTTGGGCAATACCACCAGACATTTTATAATATAGTGAGAGTTTATTTTTAAGCTGGGAAGTTCATAGAACTTCACTGGTTAGATACAAGTGACGAAGTCACTTGGGGTGGAGACTTACAAACTGGGACTCAATTTGTAAGAAGTTTGAATGGGGTGATTCGCGTGAGAATATGAGACTTTTTACGTGAGTGCCTGTAAAGCGATTTCCTTTCGTCTGAGATCTTCGGTGAGTGTCGCAATACTGGCACGGGCATTTGTTAATTCTTCCTCGAGACGCCAACGAGTGAGTCCATTTCCTTCAACAGTACTCTGATTCGATTCGAGAACGTCTATGGTATTTGGATAAAAGATTTTAACTTCATTATATGATTGCTCCCACAATTCTTGAACTGTGGTTGGAAGAGTATTACTCGAGTAATTCACTTTCAGATCACTGAGTTTTGGTTTGTCGTTATTTTTTAATTCACGTGAAACGTATTCCTCTGCGTTACACCATATGTTATATTCAAATCCATCGTTACTAATTTTAATATCTTTTATGAAAATATAAGTATTGGAAACTTCTAAACCGTGACTAACTTCTACTGTTCCCGTATTCGTTAATCCCATTGTTTTATATGAATAGATAAGATTTTTACTTTAAACACTTTACGTATTCAGGTACAAAATATATGCTCTGGATATTCCACCTGGCCCCTGTACTTTAATATTGTTACCACTGTATGTGATATTGGTGTAACCACTATTATAAATAAATCCTACGTGTTTTGTACCGGCCCCATTGTGTGCAAAACGAAACATTGCTGTGTCATTTAACGTTTGATGTACCAAGAATCCAATCCCACAATCATATGTACCAGTTCCTAACAAGGTACGCCAAGTACCGTCGAACCCATATGTGTTATAGCTACTTCGAAAAAATGGTGCTACCATTCCATAGCTAGAGTATATCTGCCCTTTTATTGAAAGGTCGCCACCTGACGTCATTATCATATTTGGCCCGAAAGATTCTATGTCTCCCCTGACGGCTAAGTTCCCCCTCACATCCAACTGAGCTTCAGGGACTTTCCCGATCCCGACGGCCGTGTCGCTGATGACCATAGACCGCCCGGTTCGGCCCAAGTTGTACAGTTTCTTGACCTCCGAGGGTTCGAGAACGACTGAATAAAGTTTTGGATTTGATATTTTACCTTTAAACGCTTCCGTACCTGAACTCGTAGCACCAATAGTTACTGTATCTCCCACTAAATTCAATGTGGCGGCAGTCTGTGTTTGAGTTGTAGGTACGAGTTGACCATTCACATATATTTTTGCATTCGTCGTGTTAAACACAGTTCCATCGGTGAAAGTGTATACTACGTGATACCAACTACTAGGTGAAAGAGATGTAGCATATTGAATAGTTGACCCAAAAATTGTGGCGTGTAGAAGATTGCCACTTGTAAAAATTCTACTTTCATCTCCAGTATTAAATGTACCTATGTGCATTATAGAATTATACCCACTTTGATTACTATCCATATTAATCCAAACTGACATAGAATGTGCTGTAGGAAGTGTAACCCCTGAAGATTGTATGTAATCCCCATTACCATCAAAAACAAACGCCTTATCCGATGCGGAGTATTGAGCGTTCCCAACAAACGCCCCATGATTCCCCTCCCCCGAGATATCTGTGGGTGAGGAATTGACGGTGGTATCGAAATCCACCACCAACTTCTCGGGTCTCGGGGTTTCCGTATCCACGTCGTACCGCGAAATGCGGGGAACATCGAGGGACCTTCCTAGAGTCAGCGAACCCTTATCGAGGGTCGTGGGGCCGGGGGTGCCGAAGTAACGGAGTTCGGACAAATTTATCTCCGCTCTACTATTAGCCGCCTTAGTAACCACCAAAGCCAAATATTTATAATACTTGGTATTGTTCACTGTATATTTTTTAATTAACTCAGTATCACCAGAACTTGTGGGCCAATTAGCCGATGATACACTATCCAATACTTCCCAGTTATTATCATCGTTTGAGCCAAGAATGACCCAACTATCGGGTCCGTATGTGTACCATGCTCCTCTAACAGATAATTGATATTGACTAACTTTAACACTATACGGTAATTTAAGCGTAAGTGATTCACCGGTGTATCCACCGAGTGACGCACCAGTGGTGGGTAACCCTGTAGATGTTGAGTAAGTGGGGTTATTTGTGTTCCATGAAGTTGTGGCAAAGTTTGGACCATGTTGCTTGTCAAATGCATAATATGGGAGATAGTTTCCCGGGGTATAGAAACTATTCGTATACGCACAAAACACACCGTGGCCCTCCACCAACGTTTCGTAGCCTGTCAGGGCCCTAGGAGGATACTCTTGAATTCGCTCATCTCCCGCGAGTTCCAATTGGCCCGAGGGTTCGGTGACCCCCACGCCCAAGTGGCCCTTGTACAGGGTCACTTGGGACTTGGACCCCAAGAAATAGTCTTTTTGGTAATCGTAGAGTTCCTTCACTTGGTCGGCGTTGAGGGCCTTGGAGTAGAGACGGAAGTTCGCAATGGAACCGTTGAGTTCTTGTCCACCAGAAGTGTTAGCACCTAATCTAACGGTTGTACCCGTAATTGTGGGTGTAATTGGAGCTGCTCCACTTAACC